CTGTCGTCCATGCCTTTGCGACGTAGGTATTGCCGCCAAAGTACGGCTCGTTGTCCACAAGCGCCCAGCACGCTGCGTTCCAGCCCGTAAAGTTGCACCACGCCTTCGTGATGTTGTTCATCACAAACTGCTGTTGCCCTGTCGATACAGGCACATTGACGATTAGGGCGTTGTTGAGCGGGTTGTAGAGCAACCCCCAGCCAAACGTGTCCTTGTACGTGCGTGCGGCAGCCGCAAATGCGCCCTGTATCTTGTCCGATAGGGCAATGTTGGGGTCGAGCCGTGACGATTGCAGCGCCGAGGCAAACGGGATCAACCCGTCCAGCGTCAAAATCAGCAGGTCACCGCCGTACTTCGCCATGCAGCGACGGGAAATTGGCGCACCAATGATCCAGACGCCGATCAGCGACCATGTGGACGCGCTCGTTGGGTCGGTGCCGCGATATACCGCCACCTCGCCTTGGTCAGAAATGAACACAAGGTTGTCGTCAACGCCGTAGCCCGCGTCAATCGTCCAAGTCGCCATTGCCTGCAACTTGCCGCCCAAGTGCATGACGCTTGACAGGTCTAGCACGTTTGCCGCACCGCCAACCGATGCTACCGGCAAATACCATGCTTTTAAGGTGTCCTTTTCAATAAACCACATTCGGTTCTTGAACAAGGTCGGCTGGATTAGGTTAGTCGTCGTGACGCCCGTGATCGCTGGCGTAGACGCACCGTCAATGGGCGTCCATGTTGTCCCGTTGAACAACCGGGGCTTGTCCACACCATTGGCAAGGTACAGGTATTGCCCGCCGCCCGTAGTGACGTTGGTGTACTCCCATTGCGAGTTGGAAAGGCTGGCGACCAGAGCCGACCCTGCCGTACCCGCCGAGGTAACGTCGAAAATCTTGCCGTCGCTGATGGCATACAGTTCTACGTCCGACCCTGCGTTGTAGGTCATCAGCGTCTGCACTTCGGCAGGCAGTCCGACCGCGTGTTTGACGTATCCACCGCGCAAATTGACGTTGGACACGCTTGGAAACATATTTTCCAAATACACGGCATCCGTAGGTGCCATGTTTGCCAGCGCATCGCGTGCGTTCCACCCGCCCACCGGGGCAGGCAAGGACGCCACGTTGGCCGTGGTGCGCTGTACTAGCCGTCTGCGAACGGGCGATGCCATTAGGTGCTGCTCGTGCCGTAACCGCTGTCAGGAATGTTGTCGTAACCGATCAACACCGTCCCCGGACGCGGGGCAAACGACAGGTTGGCCGCTGCCGTATCCTGCGCGATGGCCGTTTCAAGTTCTGCAAGGTAATCGCGGTACAAAGCCGTCGTATCAAAGCCCTTGGCCTCAAAATACTTCAGTTTTGTACCCAGAACCATCACGCGGTCGGGGTAAACGCAGGTGTCGTTGTCGGCGGTAAAACTGTTTTTTGGCACGGCAAGGGCGCTTTCGGCCCATGCGGCGCTACGGTACTCAAACCCGAGCAACTCGCCGCCATTCATGCCCGGCCAAATCTGGAAATACTTGCCAAGCAGACGCCAACGGATACGCGGGCCGGTGCTGATATAGCCCGACAGCAGCCATTCCCATTGCTGCGGCGACTCGGGGCCGAGCATTTCCCAACGCTTGCTCTTGTCCCAGTGGGTGCGGTTGACCGTGCTGACGTAATCGGCAGGCAGGTCGTACTTCACTTTCTGGAATATGACCTGACCATTTACAACCGAGGACGTCGGGGCGTAGTTCAACGTGACCGACGTAGCGCCTGTCACAGCCGTGACGTAGGTAGCGTTGGGGATGCCCACGCCCTGCACTTGGTATTGCGTAGACAGCCCTGCGGTCGTCGGAATAGCCGTAATTACCGCAACGTCCTCGGCCCACGTTCCCGTGGTCGTGATGGCTTCGGTGTAAAACGTGTGCTGGCGGGTCAGTTCGCGCCAATCAGCACGACGGAGCAACTCGTAACCGCAGGCGTTCATCAACGCAAGAATCTGGATGATGTCCTGACTCGCGTTTCCCGCTACGGTCTGCGGAGTAGGGATGCCCAGTTCGTTTGTTACTTGCTGGACAAGTTGAACCATCGTGCTGCCCATGCTATGCCTCCGCTAAGGTTTCCTTGGGCGGGCGTCCACGGCGCTTGGCCGGTTCGCTGCCCAACAACTGCGCCATCTGTGCCTGCAATTCGGCCAATTGACGCTTCGTATCTTCCAATTCGGCAGTGGCTTCTACGCGGTTTTTGCGGTTTAAGTACATTTTTGCCCGCTCACGCAGCCCAACGCCGCCCATGCCGATCCGCTGCAACTGCGCGTCCGACGCCAAAGCCAACTGCTCGACCGTCACAAACTTCAGGATTACCAACTCCTGTATCTGGTCGCGGGTAATCTCCTCGGGAGCGTCCTTATGCCATGCCGACAGCGGGGTGCCGATCTCTGCCGCCACACCGTCGCTTTGCTGCGTTTGAAAGTACAGCCACTGACGCGGAAACCGCGCCTTGTGATCGTCGCGGCTTGGCTGGTCAATGATGTTGGTCTTATCGCCCGGGGCCATGATGCGGCAATAAGTCTTGCCCTTACCCGGCCCATCGTCCTTGACGTAAAACTCAACGTGCAACTGTGCGTCGGCGTTAGAAACATCGCTATCTAATGGCATTGTCCTTGCTCCTGTGGGGATTACAGGTTGTTGACCTGTGTGATGGTACAAATGACCGAGGGGATCGCAGGCCAAACGCTTGTGGCGCTGGCTGCAAGAATTCTAACGCTTGTATCATCCGTCGCCCACATCAATTCAACGTAGTTTGTTGGTTCTAGTTGAATGATGAAGTTCCACGCGGCGACGGTACGCGCTGCGCTTCCTTGAATGGCGACGGTAGTGGCTGTGTTGTCAACATTGGTGCCGTTTTTACGCAACCAGATATAAATGTTGCCCACGCCGCCCGAGGTTTTGTCTAACTGTGCCGAAAACTGCACGTTGTAGACGCCTTGGTAGTCCACAACCAAACGGGACGACGGCGACCCAATGGACACACCGTTACTGCTATCGGTGGTGTTAAAAACCATGCCGTAGGCGGTGTTGATAGATGCTGCCGTTTGCAGCGTGGTGTCCGAAAACGCACCAAAGTGCAAGATCGGCACCGCTCGCCCAAACCCCTGCAATTCTTCCCAAAGCGTATTGCTTACAGCAAAGAACAAGGCCGAGCAATCAGGGTTGATCGTGCCAAACCCGACGTTGTTGATGCTGCTGCCCGCGTCGTATGGATACACCGTTAACGGGTTTGCGCTCGTATTCTTGACGATGATCGTCTCGCCCATCTCGGTCGGCGGCAGTTTGACCCCTGCACCTGCACCTACCGTCGTGACGTTGTTGTAAACAAATGTGATGGCCGTCGCATCGCCTGCCGAGGTGCCAGCAGCCGTCACCGCAGCGTTACCGTCTCCGCAGATAGATACCGTGGAGAGTTGGTTAACGCCCGACCCCAATACTCGGGAAGGGATTGCCATCAGGCTGCCATCGCCCGTTCGCGCCTGACACGCAGAATCTCTGCAATCAGACCGGGGCCGTGGGCCTCAATGTTGACATCGCCCATGACCTCGTAAATCTTCTGGAACTCGTTGGCCTGCTGGGCCATAGCGAGGTTGCAGTTGAACTTCTTGCCGGTCGGGCCGCCTACCCAGATGTCTATGGTTTGGCCTGCCTTGTCGCCCGTGAACCGCTTTACGCCGTCAGCACGGTTGCAGGAGTCATAGCCATACAGCGTGAAGTGTCGGAATCCGAGGATGTAGCCGATGTTGATGGCTCGCAATCCTGATGTGGTGCCGCCGCCAATAGCGAGTTTGCCGGGGCCAATGGCCTGCATCTCTGGGCCTTCTGCCCATGAGTGCCACAGCAGCACCTTATGATCTTTAAGATAGTCAAACGTAGTCGGTGGGCAGCGTGACGAGGGCATATACACCGTGTGCTTGTTCAGCCGCTGTATGCCGCTTGTACGGTCACGCGGGTCAAGGTTAACCCACAGGTCAGGCTCAACCCCGTTCTCCACCAGAAAGTCGTGTGCGGCCTTGATAGCCACAATCGGGCGACCGGCTCGGCGGTGCGCCTTAATCTCGTCAATGTAATCGGGCATAGACCACCCGCTCGCCACCAACACCATGTTGCCATCGTGTTTGATGGGAGCGAGGGTCAGTTCTGGTAAACCACGGCCAAGCGCCGAGCGGATATTGGAACAAAGTTCCTCTGCCGTACCCGCCGCTTGAACCGTGATTTCCAGAGGTTGCATCGTTAGAAGCCCACGACGCCCGTCGCAACGTGCGGGTAGCCCGCAACGCAGGTCAGAGCGGTAGCACCCGACGCCGTGGTAAGGGCAACGATGCCCATCACCAGACCGCCGGTTACCGTGGCGTCATCAAGCGTTCCCGCCGTGGCCGTCGTAAAGAGCGGCACAGCCGGGAGGCACGATGCGGCAAGGTTCACGACCGGCTTACCGCCGATCTGCACCCAACCGTAGGAACCCGACGCAATGGAAGCCTGAGCAAAGCCAATGACCTTGCTGTTGGCCGAGTTGGTCGTGGTCAACGGGACAACGGTGTTGTCACCCTTCACGGACACCGCCATGTAAGTGCTGACGGTTGACGCCGCCTGCACATACACAGCCTGACCGCCGTCGTCCAAGTTCACAGTCGTACCGACGTTGAACGAGGGCGAGGTGTCGGTGTACGTCAGGGAGACGCCGATGAGGTTACTCGTAGAAATAGCCATGTTGCGTTACTCCCTTAGTCAATCAACACGCCTTGGAACTGCGCGCCCGAGCAGGTCAAGTTACCTGCCCAGCCGATCAGTTTCACAATGGCGTCTTGGTTAACGGCCTGTCGCTCGCCGCCAATCGGCACAAAGTTACGATCTTTGTGCGGGCGGAAGTGCAGGTACTTGGTGTTCAAGAACCACATATGGTTCGCGTTGCCAGCGCCGCTGTTATACGACGAGGAACCGATACCACCGTCCAGCACAACGTCAGACGCCATGCCAGCGCCGTAGTACTTGAGCGAGGCAAAGCCCGCGCCAGCCATGCCCGAGCCGGACTCGGTGATGCGCTGGATGGCCTGCAACGACTGCAAGTAATAACGGTAGTAGTTGTTGTCAGCAACGATCAGGTCAGGCTTGTCGGTGCCACGAACGAGCTGGACAGCGAGAGCGTCCATGTAGCCCTGAATCGTGGTGGACGACACAACGCCCGAGCCGCTGACCGACGCATCAAACACCTTGGACTGCCAGAACGAAAACACGGCGCGGTTGATGCCGCCGTAGGTGCCGGTAGTCGGGTCATCGGGAACAGCCGCAGCAAGACCCGTGAGGTTCTTACCCGCGTTGCCGGTGCCGTTGCCGTACAGGTCGCCCGAGATGCGGTTAGCAAGCTGGGCTTCCGCAACTTCCATGCGACCGTCAAGAAGGTCAATGATGGCCTCCTTGCCCGAGTTCTGGATCATCTCCAGACCCGAAATGGTCACGGCAGAAGCGTACTGCGTGATGCTGAACTGCGCC